TGGACGAGGTACTCGTCGAGGGCTGGAGAGGACATCTCGAGCGCGTCAGCCCCGAAACGACACGCCCTCGCTACAGGTATGTCTGGTCATGGAGCGAGAACGGAGATCCGGGTCTCGTGTACGGAGGAGACAAGATCCACCGCCGACGCGGATACCGTTGGCGACAGGCGGTACACGAGACGTTGACGCCGACATCTCCCGAGACTCAGGAGTGGATCGGAGTCGAGATACATCATCACCCCGACGGAGCGAAGTCTCGATCTCAATACTTCCCTCTGCTCGATCTCGCCCGTCGAGAGTCTCCTCAAGACGAACGGACAGCGTTCTACTACGCTCGCGAACTGTATTACCACCGTCGCTTCGACGAGGCGATCGTCGAGTTCGGTCGGTTCCTGTCTCTCCCGACAGCGACGTGGGCTCCCGAGCGCGCAGCTGCGATGCGCTTCCTCGGCAAAATGGGTCACGATCCGATGCGCTGGTACACGCTCGCTACACTCGAGAGTCCCGATCGACGAGAGCCTTGGGTAGATCTCGCGCAATACCTACACGATCAACGCGATTGGGACGGCTGTCTCCTCGCTACGAAGCGCGCGCTGTCGATTCGAGAAAAGGCAATGGAGTACCTCTGCGAAGCAGAGGCGTGGGGCGCTCGACCTCACGACCTCGCCTCGATCGCTCTCTGGCACTTAGGCAGACGCCTCGAGGCGGTAGAACAATGTCGAGTAGCACTCGGAATCGAACCAAACGACTCACGCATACAGGGCAACCTCACAATGATGTCAGGCGAACCATAGTGATTTATGAGTAGTATCTGATCTCGTGGCTACCTCTCCTCCTCGCTCTCGCCCTCCTCGCACACCTACTCCGAAGCCTCCCATAGAGACGACGCCAGAGGTCGCTGTCGCTGTCCTATTCGAGCGCCTCGGTCACGTTATGGAGAAGGTCGACAATCTCTCACAGAAGCTCGACGATCAGGACGCTCGTCGATCTGAGCACCTCAAGGATCTCGAGGCTCGCGTCGCCGAGATCGAGAGTCAGGTCTCGGGAGTTCGCTGGTTCCTCGCTGGAGTCGCGATCGCTGGAGGCGCGATCGGCGGATCCGTCGCCGCAGGTGTCGCCAAGGCGCTCGGACTCAGCTAGTGAGCACCTCGGTCAAGATTGACCAGAGCGCCCTGCGCGGACTCATGGCGAGTCCCCAAGGTCCCGTATGGATCGACATACAGCGACGCACGAACCGAGTCCTCAATCAGGCTCGTCGTAACGCGCCTGTCGACGAGGGACGTCTCCGCGCGTCTCTCGCGATGGAGATGCGCTCCGCAGGCGGTAATCCGATCGGGCGAGTCGGAACCAACGTCGAGTACGCGCTCTATGTCCACGAGGGGACAGGAGTCGAGGCAGGTCGGGGATACATCGTTCCTGTGCGCGCGCGAGTCCTCCGTTGGGCTGTCAAGAACAACTCAGGCGTAGGACGTCGGCGTTACAAGGGTGGAGCGACAGGCAACTACGTCTACGCGAAGCGATCTCGCGGAGTCAAGGCGCGCCCGTTCCTACGCGATGCGCTGTCTGCTGCGAAGTAGCTCCTACCTATCTGCTACCATAAACCCTATGACACGCCAGAGAGCATTCCAGACAGCAACAGCCCGTCGACGCGCGAATCCGATCGAGTGGGTGATCGACGACGTTACGGTCCGCCTCAAGGCTTCCGTAGATCTGATCGAGATCGCCGACCTCGTCGAGACGCTACAGGCTCCCACGCCCGAGGGCGTGAGCGACATCAAGGCTTCGCAGATCAAGCGCGAGACGTTTCTCGACATTATTCGACACTTCCTCGAACCCGGCGCGCATAACGCCTTCGACTCGATCGCAGGAGACCTCGACTTCGCAATGCTGTCTGACATGATCCAAGAACTCGTTACGGAATATACAGGTCAAGCAAACCCTACGCAGGAGCAGTCGTCGTCGGGTGGATCGTCCGAAACTGGGAGCAGTTTGACGGCTGGTGCTCCAGCCGAGGCGTAGACCCAACTCAGATGTCGGCTGACAGAGCCGTCAATACTTACCTTTACGCGATCCGCGAACACGCAGACGAAAAGGATCTCGCAACGATCGAGGAAGCCCTCACTCCTCCTCGTCAGTATCGTGTCAGAGGTGTACCTAGCTGGTACGGCGACGACGACGATGCGTGGCAACAATTCGCTAGTCAACGCAAATGATCGACTAATCCCGGAGTAACAGGCGTGTCGCTCCGGGATTAGTCTCCCATAGCACACTCGATTGCCCTACAATGCGTGTATGCCCCAAGTAGGAGAAACATACATTGAGGTTCGCGCCGATACCTCCAAGGTCGGCAAGGACATTGAACAGGGCGTCACGCAAGAAGTCAAGAAGGCTGAGAGGGCTGTCGAGGGCTTCGCTGACGCGTGGAAAAAGGTCGAACTCAAGGGCACGAAAGGTCAACTCAAGGACCTTACAGATAAGGCGGTCGTTCCTGCTGGTATTGCGCTAACTGCTGTCACGGGCGCTTTTACGTTTATGGCTAAGAAGGCGGAGGAGGCGGAGATCGCCCAACGACGTCTCGCCTCAGTTATGTCCTCAATGGGCTACGCAGGAGCGACAGCGAGAGTATCTGCCTACGCCGACGAACTCGAAAAGACTCTTGCGGTCGACGGCGAACTCATCAAGGCAACGCAGACGAAGCTCGCAACATTTGCCAACCTGACTAAGACCGTAGGACAGACAGGAGGCGCGTTTGACCGCGCCACCGTCGCCGCGCTTGACCTCGCAGCTGCTGGTTTCGGATCCGCCGAGACGAACGCAGTCCAACTCGGTAAGGCGCTACAGGACCCGATCAAGGGCATCGGAGCCCTCGCTCGAGCTGGTGTCACCTTTACCGCGCAAGAAAAGGAAAAGATCAAGACGCTCGTCGAGTCAGGTCAGACTCTCCAAGCGCAGGACCTTATCCTCAAGGCGATCGAGACTCAGGTCGGAGGGACAGCTGAGGCGTCGAAGTCGTCGTTCGCGGCGATCCAGATCTCCCTCGAGAACGCCGCCGAGTCGATCGGATCCGTCCTGCTTCCTGTGATCGACACTCTCGCAGGAGTGTTTGCTGGCTTCGCGTCCTTCGCGGAGGAAAATACGGGGCTGTTCATTACTCTCGGCGTAGTCATCGGAGGGATCGCCGCCTCGGTGATCGCGGTCAACACGGCTCTCAAGATCCAGATGGCAATCGAGACCCTCGCCGCAGGCGTCAAGGCGACCTACGCGCTTATCACGGGGACAGCGACAGCGGCGACAGGAGCAAATACCGCCGCCCTCGTCGGTCAGACCGTCGCGACAGCGAACGCGACCGCCGCTCAGGTAGGTCTAAATACGGCAATGGCGCTCAACCCGATCGGGCTGATCATTGTCGCGATTGTCGCGCTAGTCGCGGCGTTCGTCGTCGCCTACAAGAAGATCGAGTGGTTCCGCAAGGGCGTCAATGCGGTCGTCAACGCGATTATTGGCTACTTCGAGTTCATGATCAACTCATGGATCAAGGTAATCAACGGTCTCACGTCGGGTATCAACAAGATCGGCGGACTCCTCGGCAAGATCGGTATCGACATTCCCAAGATCGGACAGATAGCCGAGGTGACATTCGGGAGGATCGGCGAAGCCGCAACGAAGGCGGCGTCGGCGGCGGACTTCCGTAAGTTCGAGGAGTCGACGAAAAATGCCGGAGAGGCTGCCGAGGAGACGACTCCGAAAGTCGCCGCCCTTGGAGGAGCTGCGGAAAAGACAGCGACGAAGGTCAAGTCGCTCCGCGACGAGTTCGGTAAAGGCTTCGAGGACAACCTCAAGAAGGCTGGAGACGTCCTCGACAAGGCGCGTAAGGCGTTCAGCGACTTCGCTGTCGACGTCGGCAAGGCGGTCACAGGAGCGTTCTCGTTCAAGGACGCCTTCGACGCAGGAACGGAGTCGGGATCGGGCTTCCTCGCAGCTCTCAACGCTCAAGCCGTCAAGACTCAGAACTTCGGAGTCCTTGTCAATCGACTGATCGCAGGCGGATTGTCCGAGGCAGCTCTACAGCAGGTCCTTTCCGCAGGTGTCGACGCTGGCTCCGCAATCGCGACGGAGTTGCTGTCCTCCGCCGACGGGATCCTTCGAGCCAACACTCTGACCGCGCAGGTACAGGCGGTCGGCGATCAGGTCGGTCTCAACGCGGCAGGCAACTTCAAGCAGGCTGGCGTTACCGCAGGAGAGGCGCTCGTCGCAGGTATCAGCTCGGTCATCAACAAGTATCAAGTGAGCCTCAAGAGCAAGAAGCTAACCGCAAGACAACTCGCGAAACTCCAGAAAGAGTTTGCGGTCGACGTCTCTTTCCAGTTCTCGCAAAATGTCCCCGAACTCGCTAACGGCGGCATTTTCTCAGGCGCGCAGAACGCGATCATCGGAGAGGCTGGAGCAGAGGCAGTCATTCCCCTCACGCGTCCTCGTCGCGCTCTCGATCTGATGGAGCAGTCAGGTCTCGCAAGCCTCGCTCGAACTTCGGGCTCTGCCGTCAACATTGAGAGTGCTACATTCGTCTCACCGATCGACGCTCAGCTCCTCGCCGCGAAGGTGATGGTCGCCGAACGCGCAAGGAGTTTCGCCCAATGATCTACCTCACCGATCCTGTCCTCGGTCGCCTCGACCTCGATTGCGCCGACGGCTTCGTAGTGACATCGTTCGAGATTGGCTTCCCCGAGGTTCGCGAAGTTATGACTCCTCGATCGCTGTCCGACGGATCGGTCGATACGACCGCGTATCTCGGTCCTCGCCCCGTCACCGTCGCCCTCCGCTTCGATCAGACCAAACTCGCAACGCAGAACCTCCTCGATCTCGTGACGCCTTTCCTGTCTCCGCGCTACCGTCCGCAGGTCGTCTGGACCGTACAGCAGAACGACGTCGGCTGTATCGGACCGTCCTCGTCGGTCGAGACGACACGCTCTCTACGCGTACGAGGTGTCGACGGTCCTCTCGTCGTCGACGCTCCGAAGTATCTCTCAATGGTCCTCCAATGGATCTCGCAGGATCCCTACACCTCGGGACTAGATCAGCATTGCGCTGTCGCCCTCATTACAGGCTCGGAGGAGTTCGGTCGTACGTATGATCTCGAGTTCGACCGCGAGTATCCGTACTCACCGCAATACGGCGTTACCTCTTTCACGCCCCTCGGTAACGCTCCGATGGACTGGACAGGAACCGTCACCTCGGAACTCGTCGATCCTCAGCTCCTCGTCAACGATACGACGATTACCTTCTCGGGGCTGACGCTCCTCGCAGGACAGACGATCGACATCAACACTCAGGAACGCACGATCCTTCGCAACAATGACCCCGAGGACTCGCTCTACGGCATTACGAACTTCGCAGATTGGACGTGGGACGAGATCCGCCTCACGCCCGGCGAAAACCAGATCCGCCTACAGGCTGACTCTTACACGGGATCCCCGTCGTTCACGCTCTGCTACTTCGATAAGTGGTTCTCCTAGATCATGGCAGGGACCTATCTCGTCGCCTACGGTCCCTCGTCGGGGACAGGACCTGCGTCGGTACTTACGTTCTTTGACGAATGGCAACTCACGAAAAACCTCGATGACGGCTGTACGTTCTCGTTCTCCTGTCCCGGAGACAGCCTCCCCGGCGTCGAGATCTCCGAGCTGGCGACGGACATCTGGTTATACCTTGACGGAGTCCTGATCGAGCGTTTCCGTGTTCTCGAGGTGACACAAGATTGGACCTACGACGGGAACAATCAGATCGCGGTCGCTTGCTGTTGCTACCGACGTCTCCTCGCTTCGCGCTACGTCAACTCCGCCCTGTCCTACACGGGTCTATCGCAGGGACTTATCGTTGCTTCTCTGATCTCCCATACTCAGTCGCAGGTCAACGGCAACCTCGGAATCGTGTTGGGGTCGGCTGGTCCTGTCGTCCCTCGAGATCGCTCGTACGAGATCGGCGCGAACATTCTCGAGTCAATCGTCGAACTCTCTCAGATTGCTCAGGGTATTGTTTGGAGGATCGACCCGTTCGGGGCGCTCATTGTCACGCAGATCCCGACGACCTATCCTGCCCCGAATCCTCAGCCCGTCGTCCTCGGAGCGAACGCCCTGTCGATTACGAAGCCGAGCGGCTCCGCGCTGTTCGCCAATGTCGCGATCGTCACGGGAGACTCTGTCGTTACGACGCCCGTCGTCGTCCCTACGGCAGGGCTGTCGACCGACCCTCGAGGACGTTGGGAGAAGTTTCGAGGTCTCCCACAGGAACAGACTCAAGCCAACCTCACTCAGCAAGCCAACGGGATTGTCACCGAGTCACAGAGTCCGCAGATCGTCTACACGTTCTCCCTCGAGCCGATCCGCTACTTCCTCGACTCTAACTACGACCTCGGAGAGATCGTGACCGTCGTACAGCCGGGGACCGTTGTCCCCTCGACAGCGAACCCGACGATCTCGATCCTGACGGTTCCTGCTGTTCCTGTCATCTCTCAGATCATCTCTCAGTCGATCTCTCAAGACTCCGACGGTCTCGTAACGGTACAGATGCAGGCGATCGCCTTGCCTGAGAGTGGAGGCTGATCTCGTGACTCGTCCCCGTACTACGACGTCGCCGACCGACGCTCTCGGAGCCTCGCTCTCGGACTCTAAGAGTCGCCTCGTCAATCTCGAAGCTCTCGCGCACAGGCACGACGTCGGTCCCTCGGCGCTCGGTCCTGTCGGAATGATGGTCGACTATGTCGGCACGACAGCCCCGACAGGGTGGGCAATAATGGACGGCTCGACGATCACGGGCGGACAGACTCTCTACCCGTCGCTTTGGGCTGTCCTCCCGAGCGTATTCAAGAGTGGCGCAGACATTGTCCTGCCCGATACACGGGGTCGAGTCTCGGTCGCTCGCAATCCGTCAGACGCGGACTTCGACAACGTCGGAGACACGGGAGGCGCTAAGACCGTCACGCTCTCGACCGCCGAGATCCCGTCTCACAATCACACGCAGAACGCTCATGGTCACACGCTCGGACCCGGACAGTCTTTCGGTATGTCTTTCGGAGGTAACGCAGGAGCCTTTACTACCCTTATCGCACAGGTCCAATACATCAACCAAGGCTCCTATCAGGGACCGTACGAGGCAAGTGCGAACACGGCTACGAATAATCCGACGGGCGGAGGCGGAGCGCATAACAACGTCCAGCCCTACATAGTTTTCTCCAAGATCATCAAACTGTCCTAGCCTCCACAGAGGCACTACATTCGTGTAGTATTCGGGTATGGCTGTAATCGCGAACTGGCTCCAAAATGTCGACTACCCGGCGCGTATTGACCGTGTCCTCTACGACAATCTCTGGGAACAAGGCGTCATTGGAGCTTCCTCTTTCGCTGTCACTCAGCGCGGAACTCCAAGTATGGCGGTCGACGTCGCCGCTGGCGTCGCTGTCATTACGGGAACTGATCAATCCTTTCAGGGTAAGTATCTCGCCCGAGATGAAGCCGTGACAAGTAACCTAACTATCGCAGCTGCGCCCGGCTCGGGAACTCGCTATGACATCGTCATTGTTCAGGTTCGCGACACTAACGCAGGCGGACCTGCTGGAGACGACGCTCGAGTATTCGTCGTACAGGGGACAGCCTCGGCGACTCCTGTCGATCCGACGATCCCGACCTCCTCGATCCCTCTCGCTCGAGTCCGTGTTGCTTCGGGGACAGGCTCGATCACGAACGCCCTAATCGACAACCTCCGCGTAGAAGCGCGCCTGATCGGAGCGACCCCTCCCTCTGGGTCACTTATGCCTTTCGCAGGCACGACAGCGCCTCCCGGCTACCTCCTGTGCGATGGTACGGCATACTCTGAGACTCTCTACCCTGCCTTGTTTGCGGTCCTCGGATCGACCTACGCGACGATGGGCGGACAGGCGGCTCCTGCGGCTGGAACATTCCGCGTTCCTCTCATGAACGGGCGAGTCGTCGTCGGTCTCGACGGCACTCAGACAGAGTTCGACGCTCTCGGCGAGACAGGCGGAGACAAGGCGAGTACGGCTCCCCACACTCACCCGATTCCTCATACGCACACGATCGACCACGATCACCCGTCGTTCAATACGACAACGGCTGGCACTCACGATCACGCGGCGACGTTTAGCCTGACAGCTGACGCCAACGGAGATCACGATCACGGCGTATCTCAGAGCAACCTCGAGAACCACGTCCACGGTTTGAACGCTAAGCAAACCTCCAGCACGAGTCACACTCATACTGGAAACACGACTGTCGCCGCAGGAATAAGTGGAGGAACCGATAACACTCCGACGACTACTCCTCCATCGTTCGTCTTTATTGGTGTCGACGTGCTCAACAATGGAACGCATAGCCACTCGGTCTCGGGCTCGGTTACTGTTACCTCCGGACAAGGTGGACACGCTCACGCGATCGACGTCCCTGCGTTCTCGGGTACGTCGGGAGCCGTCTCGACTGCTAACTCGGGAGCTTCCTCAGCTGCCGTCGCCTCGGGCAACCTACAGCCTTACGCGGTCCTGAACTACATCATCAAAACCTGATCGGAAACTCAATGGACATCTCAGACGCCCTTGCCCTCGCCGCGATCGCTCATACGGTCGACTCACGCGCCAAGTACCGCCCGATCCCCGAGACAGGACCTGCGCTCAATAGTGTCTACGTGATCGGCGACGAGACAGCCGACGCGCTCTCGAAGGCTCTCGCTCTCGAGGAGTGTCCTCTCCTGTTCGTCGCGGCGACGGGTCGAGTCCTTGTCCTCCGATCTGGTCTCACGGGCGCTGTCGCGCTCGAGGCTGTCGACACTCCAACCGATCCGCAGACCGAGATGCTTTCCGCGATCGGCAAGGCGCTCTACGAGATCGCGAAAGTCCCATTCAAGGATTTCTACTCAGCTCCGTTGTCGGGACGAAAGAAGCCGAAGCCCGAGCCTCCGATCGAGTCCTTCGATGAGGTTCCCGTCGCCGCCGATCCGACTCCCGAGGAAGTTGACACCTCGGAGCCCACCGAGTAATCTCCCGTACGTCATTGGATTGAGTACCCTCGGTCCGTCGAAAAGGACAGCGTTTCTCGTTCGCTGTCCTTTTCGCATTTCTGCCCGACTTGACAAGCCGACTCGAGTCGGCTAGAATGGTCCGTATGGACCAATACACGAAAGACAAGAAGCTGATCGCATCAGCCATGAAGCGCGTCACCACAATAGGGCGCGAGAAATACAACATTGAGAAAGAAGCCGCGAAGCTGTGGAAGCTCCTCGAGCCTTATCACAAGGGCGCTCGGCAGCCGAGGATCGAGATGATGACTCGGGGATGCCGAGTCGATCGCGAGGGATTGGTCTGGCAAGGCATCGGCGGCGCGGCTGGACTCGCCGACTACAATCGCTGGACCGTGATGCTGAAGGTCGCACCGAGTTACGAGACACTCGCGCACGAGTTGGTCCACTTCGCTGTCGGCACTCGAGGTGTCCGAGGTCGCCGCGAGGTTCACGATCGAGTGTTCTACAACTGCCTCAAGGACGTGTTAGAGCGTCGCTTCAAGATCCACATTTCCTTCTACGAGGTCTCGCGCTACGGCTACGAGGTCGACGGGATCATCGAGGAGCAACTCTACGAGAAGGACGTATTCCGAGTATTCCGCAAGGAACCCAAGCCAACCGAGGAGGGCGCGCAATGACCGACGAAACTAAAGACTTGACTCGCCGACCCGAGTCGGCTAGAGTGGTCCCTATGGACCAGCACACAGACACCGACCAAGACAGCGAACTCGACCGCCGCCCGTCAGAAGGCGTCTGGTACACCTTCGGCGGAAAGATCGTCAAGAAAACATTAGTGGACGACCTACTTTGGGAACTGGGGCGCGAGTGTAAGAAGCTCGGATTCGCCCTGACTCCCACGGGCTCGGGCTACGACATACAAGCGCCCTTCCCTCTGACATTCGACGATTCCCTCGAGGCTCGGTTCGGGGTCGAGATCGGCTACTGCTCGAGTCACTACCTCACGATCGTCGATCAAGCTGACAACGGGAACTACAGCCCTCCTCGCCTGATCGCAAACATTCGCAAGGCACTCAAGGCACTCAGGTCGGGAGAACAACTACTGACCGAGTGTACGACGACTGACTGCGACGAGTGCGAAGCCGCACAAGAATAGAAAGAAGCACAGCAATGAACAATCCAGATCAACCGACCTCGTCGATCGAGGTCTCGTGGACCAAGGTCGGCGGCGACTGGCGGATCCGTGTCTACGGCACGACCGACAATCTCTCAGGCAAGGTCGTCAACGTCTCGACGAAAGAGGGCAAGACCAGTCAGGTCCTCCTCGGCGAGATGATCGAGGAGCGCGGATCGTCGATCCGTATCTACGCGACAGGAGAACGCCAATGAGTCGCTGTCCCGAGTGCGATCGGGTCCTCGCCGCCGAGGACTACTACGGTCACGATTGCGAAGTCGCTACGGCGGCGGATCCTGTCTACCCGTCGAACCTCTCGATCTGGCGCAACGTCGTCAACCTCGCCGAGGCTCAACTCATCGAGGAGCGATCCGCGAAGGGTGAGGTATTCCCGATCGACTACGCCGACGCAGAGCTGGCTCGTATGACCTCCGAGGAGGAGGTCCGCGACGCTCGTCGCGAGGACCGTCGAGCCCTCCAGTCCCTCACGAATATGATCGTGCTCGGAAACGGATTCTGATCTCGCCTGACGGACAGCAGGCAGAACCCCGACACAGGGGTCCAATAGAGTCGTTCTCAGATTGAGACGTCGCTACTGTCCACACCAATCCACCAATCCATTAGGAGACACGCCAATGCCCACTACCGATCCGTCGACGACCCTCGCCAAGGCTCTCAAGAGTCTTGAGGGAATCGACCCGACACTTATCACCGAGGGTACGCCCTCAGACCTAGCACGTCGCTTCGACCTGCTCTCTCGACTCGTCTCTGCCTCGCGCCTGCTACAGGACGAGATTACCGAGTCGCTGTCCGCTTCTATGGAGGACGACTCCCTCGTCATCGCTGGCGTCGGCAACGTCGTCCGCAAGGCGAAGTATTCGTCAACGTGGATCCACGACTCGAGCCGCGAGCAGATGTTCGACGACGCTGTCCGCGCGATCGTACAGAAGCTCGCAACGGACAAGATGACAGGCGAGGTTCACCCTGCCCTGTCGAACGCAATCCGCGAGACCTACAACCTCCTCGACTCGAGCTTCTCGTTCGGAGCCGATCCCAAGACAGGCTTCCGCAAGCAACTCGGTCTACAGCCCGACGAGTACCGCGCGAAGCGACAGACCGGCTTCTCGATCTCGATCGAAGGGGAGCGCGTATGAGCTGGACCTCCTCTCCCGAGATACAGAACATCTCTGCTTCTCTCGTCAAGGCTCTCGGCGAACTCTCCGACGTGCCAAAAGGTCGCGAGGCTAAGATCCCGACCAAGACAGGAGCGTCGTACGGCTACCGCTACGCGGACCTCGCCGACGCGCTCTCGATGATCCGCCCGATCCTCGCGAAGTACGACCTCGCTGTTACACAGACAGCCTCGAACCCCGATCACGACACGGTCGCCATTACGACGACTCTGCTACACGGCTCTGGACAATGGATCACCTTCGACCCTCTCCTCCTTCCGAACGGTCGGACCGCGCAGGAGACAGGATCGGCGATTACCTACGGGCGTCGCTACTCGCTACTCGCTGTCCTCGGACTCGCCGCCGAGGACGACGACGGGGCTGGAGCAGCTCCGCGTCAACCTCGCAACGCTCCGACACGTCCTGCGGAACGCGAGAGCGCGCCCGTCAAGAAGGCTCCCGTCGCCGCGACACCCGAGGCAGACGAGATCAAGAGAATGCTGGCGGAGGTGACAGCCGATACAGCGAAGTCGATCAAGGCGGAGTTCCTCAAGGAGTTCGGCAAACTCGCCGACCTCTCGATCGAGAAGCAACAGGAGGCTCGTGATTGGGTCGCGCTCAAGATCGCAATGGCGGACCTCGCCGACGCGGAATGGATCGCCTCGGCGAAAGACGAAACGGAGGAGGGACAATGAGCATCAAGCTGACCGACCTACAGCGTTCTGTTCTGTGCTGGCTCGAGACGACAGGCGGAGTCATTCCCAAGAAAGAGGGATTGTTCGCGCGTAATAGCGAACTAGGGCACGAGATCATTATGACTCTCCAGAACCTCGATCTCCTCAATAAAGAAGTCTGGGAGGACAGGGCGTGGACCTATCCTCTGACCGAGGAGGGAGTAGCTCTCGCCAAGACATACCGCTACGGCTCCTGTCCCTCGTGCGTTCGAGGCTTCTGCGTC